TCGAGCCGGGATCGAGCATTTTCATATATTGGAAAATCATCGACATATCGCTCGCTCCGGAAGGCTGTTCCGAAGTTGCTGCGGCTTCGATTCCGGAATACGCCATCATTCTTTCGCGGGTTGCGGCTGTGGTTTTGTCAGCGTCGTACTTACCGCGCAAATCATACGCTCTGTTAAGTTCTTTTTCCGACATATCCCGCGCCCTATCGACGCCAGTTTGTTTTTCCTTCGCTGTTGTTTCCGCCGCAAACCGCTCCCGCGCCGAAAGGTCCGGCATCATCCAAACGTCACGCTTGGTTCCACCTTCGCCTGGCATCCAAAGCTTGACCGCCCCGGGCTGATCGGGGGCCGATTCACGCCATCCCTGTTGCTGCATTTTGGCGAGGTCAGTGTAATCGATCATGCCGGAAGCTTTGTTTTTCGCCGCTTCGGTTTCAGCTACGGTTTTATCCTTTTCTGCTTCGTATGCCTTAATTTTGGCATCCCGCTCCTCTTTTAAAGCCTCAAGCTGGGAGGAATCCTTGTAAAGGCCGTAAACGGTCGAAGCCACCTGAAGACCCTTAAGAACCTCTCCCAATGAATCCCGGCGTTGCATTTGAGGAACGTGAACATCAGCCATTTACGCCATCCCCGCGCTTTGACGCGATTGTTTTGCAAGTTTAAGAGCCTGCTCGATTGTTGATCCGTATTCTTTTTGAATCTCTGGGGGCTGGTAGGCCAACGCTTCCTTAGCCTGAGCCAGGGACATGACCGGATCTTCCTGCTGCAGTTGGTTCATGCGGCGGGACATGGCGTCGGATTCGACGTTAGCAACCTGTTGAGGCTGACTGTCGGAGGAAGAAAGCCCGGAGGCACCAGAAAAAGCCATGGCCGGGTTGCCGGTAGCAACCCCCATAGCCAATTGCCCAGCGGACATTAATTCACCGATATCGTTTTTTTGTTTTGCTTGAGGCATAAAAATAGCCATTAAAATAATCCCTCCGCCCAACCTTTGCCGCCCTTGACTGCGCCCGCGGTCGAAAGGGTGACAAGTTTGTCAAGCATCCCCGGTTCTTCGTTGATGGCTTGGATACGTCTAGCCATCCCCTGATTGAATCCATCGATCTCTTTTTGGTAACGAAATCTTTCTTTTTCGAAAGCCATCGACTTGTTAAATTGACGTCTAGCCATAGAAATTTGTTGTTTTTTCAAGCTATAGTCCTTATCGAACATTTGTTCCTGTAGCGCCCTGCTTAAGCTTGATTCATTCGCCGCAAACTTCTGAGCTGCTTCCCGCTCAGTCACTGCAAAACCACGCTGCTTTTCGGCTTCGCCCGCACCAAAGGCTTGAGCTGCCTCCCTCTCAGCGCGGGAAAACTGGCGGCCCTTTTCTTGTTCCGCTTCCTGATATTGTTCTTGAGCCTGAGCCAAGTCGACGCCCTGCAAATTTTCCGCAAGCTGCTGCTGACCTTTTTGCTCCACCTGGGACATGACTCGCATCGATGCCCCGGACCCAAGGCCTCCAGAGGCCGCAAATCGGCGCTTCATGGCTTCGGACTGGTCTTCAATTGCGGTCCGCCCCTGCCTTGATGCCCGCTGGCGCATTAATTCGTAACGATCAATCGGCGCTGCCATTACCGCCTCCCTTTCAAGTTATATGTGAAGTTGAGCCCGTAAAGCTTAAACTTCTGATTGACTGTATTGTTGTTGGAAAGCTTAAATTGGATTCGCTTACCCCGAAGAACGCCTAGCGACAAAGATTCCTCCGCGGCATCCACGCCAGCGTCCCATTGCCCCGTTCCCCAAAGGAAATTGTTCCATGTAGTTCCACCCGGATCAAGATCGATCTGCTTTTGGTTGCCGTCGCCACGGTCAGAGTCGACTCGACATCGCAGTTCCATGTTATAGTCGCCTGATTTTTCAAAAAGCAGGTCGCAGAAGCGAAAATCCTTAGTATAACCCTCATGGCCTGGAGCGCCCGAAAACTCCTTGGTCCAAATATAGGAGTTGATGGCTGACCCATCGTCGTTAAACGTGGTTTTGTTCATTTGGTAAACAAAGCCATTGGCTGTCGAAGTGGCGCAATAGAGCTCGTTATTATATATCGTGAAAAACGATGCATTGATGCCGGACCATGGGATCCAGCTTTTCTTTTTACTTTTGACCAGCTTAGAAAGGCCGAAATCAACCACATAAATCCGGTTGTTTGTCGTGTTCCCTGAGCCCTTGGTAACTGAAAAATAAATCTTGTTTTTATAAACAATTCCCGCGATTTTACTGGCGTTTGAAAAAATGAAATCATCGACATCAGGCATGATCTGCAAGGATTGTAAGTCGGATGCGACAGCCTGGACGGGGTTAACTGTCAAGGTTGGGTCAACAGCGTTGCCGGCAAAGTCAGCGAAACCCACAAACCTATCGGATTCCACCGCGGGAAACATCAGTTTATTATCGTACCGCACAACGCCGAACGGGGATTTCGTCCCGTAGGGGCTTTTTGATACCAGCTTGACCCAATTGGTGTCATCAGTGTCGGGCATGTAAATCAAAGTCGCGGTTTTATCCCCGAAAACAACGACGTTATTTTCCTGAACTTCGATAGCGCGAACCAAGTCATCAGTATTATCGCCGACTTTGATGAAATTTGTGGCGCCGAACACATATGGCGTCCCAAGATCGGAATACCAAATATAGTTAGGGTTATCGAGGTCGTTAACAAAAAGCCGGTCGCTATGATATTTGATTACCGAGTATTTTGGAGGCTCATAATTGTCTGATGGGGCCGCCGCACCGAGTGAAGCCGAAGCTATGTTGTCAACATACCCAGAGGTCACGTTATCAGTGAGGGTTGTCACTCGATACCATGTCAATTGATCGCTGGAACGATAAATTCGGCGGTACAAAACGCCGTAGCTTGCCGGGCCGGTCGGTATACCCGAAAGATCGACCTGACCGTTTACGATTGCGACCGCAGTGGTTGCGCTCGATGGGTTTCCCTCGACAAGCGCCGAATTGACAAAGGTCACCTTGTAAGAATAGGTGCCATTGAGGCCTCCAGTCCCAGCGCAGACCGCAGACGCCGCAGCCGGAGCCGACGGGATGCCGTGCCGGGTGAAAAGTGTGCCATCGTACTTATAGCCGGTGGTGCCATTGTTCATGAAGGCATAGTTTTGATATTCGGCCGCCATCACTGGGGTTGCTGCGGTATAGACTGACTGAGCGCTTGGAACGGTAATAAATGTGGTCGTGGCAAGGTAATGCATACTGCCGTTGAACCAGGCGCACATGGTTTCGGCCCCGGTGCGGTCGTGGCGGGTAAATAAGCCATCGCAGGCATAAGATCCGACCGCCGTGGTGTTAAGCTTCGATGTTCCGCCGCGGGTTTCCACAGCCCGCCCGTCGAAAACGACATTTAAAGCGTCCGGGGTCTCGGAATCGTCAATTAAATACCGGTCAAATTTATTGTTTTTCCCACCGTCAAAGACTAGGCGGTTTTTCGGGGGGTAAACGTATTCACCGAAAGCAGGCATTTACCACTTCCTTTCAGTATATCCATCGACGTCGATATTCTTGACCATGGCCGGGGAATCGCCGCGTTTGGATCTGCGATATTCCCTGATGCGAAGGATTTTCATTTCGGTAAATTTATTTCTCGCCCGATCAGAGGCCGCAAAGTTCTTGTCCTTGAACGCCATTTCTGCAACCAGCCCCTCAACTATGACGGGATGAAATATGGCGGGCAAAGAAATGGTAGCTGTATTGCTGATGGTTTGTTGGTTGTCGTGGCTGTAAATCAAAAGGGTTTTTGTATCGTCAGGGACTGGGAATAGATAAATAACCCGATTCCATAGAACATAGTGCCGAGGGGTTCCAGATCCGTAAGTTCCTGCGCTATTTGTGTATTTTTGATCAGCTTCTTCGAAAGTAATCTGCTCGATTTTTTTCCCGTCATAGGTCATGCGACGAATATTGATGGCATTGGTTGGGAAATCGTATTCCTGCTGGCTCGCCACCGTTGTAGTGGAATATTTCCCCTCAATAACCAGCCCGTCGCTTATGATTTCGCAACATAGGCCATAAATGACCTCGTAAAGTTCGGTGTCGGAAAAGAAGTTATCACCGATCGCGTTGTATCGGTTTCGAGCTGCTTCAATTATTTCGGCAGGGGTCATGTTCAAGTCCAGGTCGTAGAGGGTCGGCTGGACGTGGTGAAGGTTGCGGTATCATACGTCAAGGCCGACCATGTTGTTGAAATGCGGTTTTCCGCTTCCGTCGATCCGCCCGGGAACACATAGTAATAACCCGAGCCATCCTGCAAAGTCTCAGAAGTAGTTTCACTCGATACAGTCAAACTTTCTGCGATTTGATGGGATGCCGACTTGACGATATCAGAATCAATCGTCTGGGTTTCATCGACCACATGGCCGATAGCAGCCGGTAAATCCTCGCTGGCGTATGCCCACTTATCCGTCCCCCAGAGCATCCCCCCCCAGCTTTCGCTTGGTTCGGGCCCGAATATCAGGACGGTATTATTGATGGTAATCGATAAATCCGCCAAAATTACCCTCGATTACCAGAAATTAGGACAAAGTTACCCTCGTCGTTACGGTTAGGGTATCGTTTGCCCCTTTTGTTATCAGGCTCTCGGTGTCACGGGAAAACATAGTCCCCGCGGTCGAACTTGAAAAAAGGCCGTACTCATAAATAGAGCCTGTCCCAACGCCCGTCGCAAAAGTCGCAGTGACTTGGAAAATTGCCCCCGAAACATAGGAAACCGTCCCGGTATGCCGAGCCAGCTCCGTCCCTAGGGTCGTGTTCCCAACTGCTTCAGCCGTTGCATCGGATCCGATCGCAATATACTTGCAAGTGAAGGTCGATGCTGCCGCTGCTGCAGATTTGAGGAACGACGCCAGGAATTCTTTCCCCACCGTCGTCACCACGTTTTTACCATGCCGCTCATCTTTCAAAGCGCCATTCGGCCCATATAAATACATGGACCAGAAGCCCTCAACCTTTGCGTCGCTGTTGCATCCGTAAACGGTTTTCATCACATTTCCTTACGTGGTCGACCCGGGCTTTTCTTGACCTGAGCAGCCAGCGCTTCTTCGCTCACAAACGATGTTTTAGTCTGATTAGCGCTAATTTCTGCCTCTGCCTCGTCATCTTTTGCAAACTGATCGGCGTGATGTTCTTCGGTGTGGGCCGAGAGCTCCCGCGCTGACAGGCAAACGTGGCCGCAGGCCATGCATTTGTGGTTGTTTTGAACTTGGATAGGCCGCGCCGGGCCATACTTCCCTTCGATTTCGAGCATTTTGAAGGATTCGGGCTTTTGCACCTTGTTGCCGTCAAATTTCGGGGGGTAATACTGTCCACAAAATTGGATAGCGTCCTCACGATCCATTTCGACATATTTGCCAGCGGGGATTCTGATGATGTCATCTTTGTATCGCTCAACATGATCAGTCGTTTTTCGGTTCCAAATCTTGACGATGCGCTGCATAAAAAACCTCAATAAAATACTAAGTTAAAACAAGCCGTGGTCGCAGTCATGGCGGTGGAAAATTCAACCTTCCAGTATTTGAAACCGCCATGGTCGAGTTCCACGTTACAATTTGTGACCGAAGAAGCCAAATAGATAGGGCCTGGGTTGGCGTTTGAAATCCCAGGGCTATGGTAAAGGCGGCGATAGGTCGTGCCGTCATGGGACACCTTGAAATAAATGTCAGTCCCGGATGCCATCGAATGAATCTCGACGCCAACCCGCTCGAAGTGGCCGGGCAAAGGCCCCATTGCCGTCGAGAGAGTTGCCCCCGATGGCATTGAGCAGGTGTATTTATAGGGCTGCCAAGGGTAAGTCATGGGACGCCACCTTTCGGTTAATGGCCGTAAACGTGGAGGTAAAAATGGTCGCCAGACGTGATGCCCGTTACCGCGATGTAACCAGGCGATGACGTGCCGGCCGAAAGCACGTTGTGCTTAATCTTTGGGCCGCCTGATGCGCCGGTCGACATGGACCGAGGAACGAAATTATAAAAGTCGACGCTCTTTAACCCGGTGGCGAAAGCATCGGAGGCCGCGTCAGCTACGCACGACAGAATGTAAAGAGCCTTGTTGCCAAAAACTGTTTTTTCGACAGTCGAAACGCTAAAAGCCATGACTTTCCCCTTTTGTTAGAAAACCATGAGGTCCGATGGGACGGCAGGGTTTTCGCATTGTGACCTGGAATGACGATGAACTGTCATCATCTCGTAAACAAAATCAAGCGGCATTTGGATTATCTGACGGATATTGCCGTCGGGATAGCTTCCTAAACATCCGCCTTCGCTGGCGTTGATCCAAAACCCGGGCACCGTAGCCGCAATGTATTCAAACCACTGCTTAAAGTTTGCGTACGATGGCCAGCTTGAGACCTTAACGCCGAAAATATCGGTTAACCGCACAACTTGACCCATATTGCCGTCGTACTTGGAATCCCAGGCATGAAACTTTTCATCATACCCGAAACTAAAATCCGCTCCGACAAACACTATGGGGTTGGCCCCACAAATGGCCTTGGCAAAATAAAGGCAAGCCCCAAGGACATTGCCGCCATTACCAAGCCGGGTCGAAAACACTTCATCAATTTCCTTGAGACCTTCTTGCATCTTGCGATCGGGTATCGGAGCATTGAAAAAGTAAACCTCACCCTGCCACTTAGCGAGTAACTCGGGATCCGTTCCAATGAAAGCAAGTAGTTTGCGCCCTTTGGAGAGATCCCAATATTCTTCAGGGGTCTTTTTCCCCCCCTCGGAAACCTCGTCAACAGTCACCTTCCCAGCATCAAGGGTGACATAAAAATCGACTCTTGCCCCACTATCCTCCATGGCGTGGAAGTTATGGAGGCAAGAAACTAGCCCGACGCTTTCGGGTCGGTCTTTCAGTTTGTGAATATTGTTTTTGAGGCTTGGGCCTGATCCTGCAATAATGCAAGGTCGGTTATCGTAGAGTCCCCAGAATTGTCCTAAACCGTGCTCAGCAAAAGATCCGTAGGTTTTTTTGTTCTTACGGATGTTTGAAAGCCATGTTTCCCGCCAGTGGTCGATGGTTGGGCCATCGTTTGAGGCAGCGTTTGCTAGCATCTGCCTCGGGTGCACTGGGGGGTTGTCGATATAATTCTGCAACTCAACAACAATCTCGACCTTTTTTCTCATGCCCTAAACCTCAAAATATTCAAAAACTCAAATTAAAATACGCTGACGTAAGCCATGCCGGAAGCGCCGGAAGCGATGGCTTCCATGACCTTGCCCAATACCGGGCCGGTATGACCGGTGACGGATGACTTCATTGCAAAGGTCCCATCAACCCCAACAGTCAGGATTTCACCAACTGCTGCAGAGTTGTTGGCGCCCATTTCAACCGAGGTGAAGCCTTTGGTCAGCAGCCAACCATAGTAACCCGTTGCAATCGATTCATGCTTGGCAACGCCAACCACGATATCAACGCCGGTCACCGTGGAAACCGTGACGGAATATCCGGTCACTGCGGACAGGGTTGTCGCATGACCCACGGGAATCACGCTGTTGCCTGCGTTGTAAACAAATCGATACTCCTCGTCACCATAGCGACGGGTGTCACCGACCTGGGGATCATTGACCCCGCGGGTTGCGGTAACTAAGGAGGGGGTGCCAAAATATGAGCCTTGTCCACCGTACATAATTTTATCTCCTGATGTTTTTAAGCCGGGTTGCCCCGGCCGTTTTTGGTTTCACAATTAGGCGGTGATTGCCGTCATTGCGCCGTTTTTGCGGTTGTTGTCGCACCCAAAGTTGCCGGCCCAATAAATCTTGCCAACCTTGACGTTTTGGTTGGTTGGTTTTTGGAACGGTTCGAAGCGGAAGTCTTCTTCGGGGTGGTAAAACAAGTGCAAGGTGCCTTCGTTCAATGCAAACAGATAACCGGTCGGGCAGTAGCTGTCCGCGATGACTGGGATGCCGTTGAACATCAGCGACGTGAAACCAGCCTTAGCGGTCTCGGTGTCGATGAAACGTTGTTGTGGCTGCAACAGCGCATAGTAGCGGTTGTAAATTGCCTTGGTGGTCATCATGACAGTTGGGTTGTCGTTATCCAACTGGCAGTCAGAATACAAATCTTGCATCGCAGCGACCGAAAGGGTCGTGGTGGAGCTGTCGATTTGCGCCTGGTACCATGAGTTGGAAGTCTGAGAAATGCCGCCAACGGTATTGGAGGCAGAAACCCAGTTGCGAAGGCCAAGAATTTCTTTGCTGTTGGTGCCAGCAGAGTAAAGGCCGGTACCCATCAGGGTCACGATGGTTTTTTCAGCGTTTTTCATCTTGGACTTGACGAAATCGACCATTTTTTCGGTGGAGTTGTTTTTCAACTCGTCGATGCGGCTGATGGTGATGTTGGCGTAAGCTTGTTTCCAAGCAATTTCCGCCGCCGTGAAGGTGTCGTCGTCGCTGGTGTCAAGGGTTTCGGATCCCTCGTACCAAGCCGATGGAACGTCTGCGTATTCCAGGGGCATCACGATGGCATCGCCGCCATTGACGGATTCATAGAACTTTTCTTTTGCACGCTTTAAGAGCGGCGACTTGTCAAAAACGTTATCCGCCAATTTCTTGACGTAATATTTTGATGTGACAGCAGAAACCTGCCCATAATCCACGTTTGGAGCGGTCATCTTAAACCCCTTTTTAGTTCATGCCAGACTGGCGCAGTTCTTCTTTGGCCAATTGGCTCAGTTGATCGTATGATTTGCTGCGGATGTCTAATTTCGAAGTTGGTTTTTGGTTCCCGCCGGGGGTTGGTTTTCCACCAATAATCCCTTGGGCTTTTTTATCCCGACTGTCCTTGAGCATCTGCTCTTTGGCGCGGGTTTCAGCGAGTTTGGTGAGTTCGTCGTGGTAAAAATCTCTGAATGCGGCCCGGAAGTTCTTGATGCCAGTTTTAGCGGCATGTTCGATGACCCGGAATTCTAAAGATTTGCCCAACTCGTCCCGCTGGTCGAAGTCGATATCTTTGTATTCATTTTTCACACCTTTGATTTCATTGTCAAGGGCGCTGTCTTCTTTTTCAATGTCAAAGGACTTGAACCGCTCTGACAGTTGGGTTTCGAGCCCCTTGATCTGGTCGTGGAGGCTGATGACAGTTTTCGTTAGGGGGTTGTCTGGATCCGCCATAAGACCGGACTTCCATTGATCCCGGCGATTCCACTGCTCCTCAAGGAATTTGTTATAGTCAGGGTTTTCCTTGGCAAAGCGCTCATATTCTTCCCAGCGCTTGACCCGGGATTCAAGATCCCCTTTGGTTTTTTCAAAATCCCCAAGCTGTTTGTTAAGACCTTCCATATGTTGGGCATAATTATACCCTTGAGAAGCCCGCTTCAGGATCATTTCCAAAGGTTCGCGAATAGGCTTACCGTTGGCGGTGTATTCTACCTCGTCTTTAATTCTTGAGGTCCACCATGGCTCCTCTTTTTTTCCCGCGTCGGGTGGTGGGGTGCCAGGTGATTCGGTGGACTTGGGTGCGGCGTCCATACCTGGAGCTGGATTTTCATTGCCTTGCCCTCCTCCGACCGAAGAAAGCATTTCCTGTGCGCTCATTCCATCCATAGAATTCACCTCAAAAATTAAAAATCAAAATGTTATTAGCGAGTTTGCGGACCTGCCGGCATAGCTCCACTTCCGCCCGCTTCCATGGGTGCGGTATTGGTAGCTTGAGCAGGCTGTTGGCCGCCCTGGCCACCCATCGCTGAAACCACACCCTCAAATCCCTTCAGAACAGTTTCCATCTGCTGCTTAACCCCGGGGTCGATCCCTTGAGCCTTAGCGACCACGGTCATTAAAACATTGAGGCCATCGTAAAGGTTGGAAACAAGACTACCAAGGTCGCCCCCTTGTTCCTGTCCTTCGTCTTCCGCCATCTGTCCCTGATCCCCTTGAGCTGGTGTCTGTTCCATAAATCCCCCTAGGCCGGTTGGCCTTGTTGTTGAGCCGCTTGAGCGGCCTGCTGTTCCATGCGTTTTTGCATCCGATCAATGACCGCCTCGACGTTCGGGTAATCAATGCCGCGCAGTAATTCCTCGGCGTCAATAACCTGGCGATCGAAAAGGTTGAATAGGCGCTGTTCGTTTTGTGCCTTGGCAAACGGGAGACTTGAGCCGGTGGTGGCTTTTACGTCAAGTTCCCTGCCTGCAAATATCTCTTGGGTGCGTTCCTCTGGCATATAGTCGCCATCCCCAAGGTCTTTCCACTTTTTGATTTTGAAGTATTTGCCGTCTTCTCGCTCGACCACTTCCATTTTGAAATACTTTTGAGCCCCATCCTTGCCCGTGATGCGAACAACCCGGGGGGCTGAGTAAAATTGAAGCACGCGGGAAACATACCGTTGCCCGATCATTTCAAAGGTAGCGTCCAAGTTTCTCATCTTAAGTCTGGTTCTGGTTTGGGCTGCGGACTGAAGTTGCTCAATAGCCGAGGCCGCCGATACCCCGCCCCCGGTAATGCCGCGGGTGATGTCGTTACTGCCCCCGATCTCATCAAACCAAAGCTTCATGCGCTCAATCAACTGCAGGACATAGGGTTGCAGTTGGACGCCTTCTTCACGGCGGACCTCGGTCCCCTGGGTTTTCTCAACCACCATCCCGGGCCGGTTGTAAAGGTTATCGGTATCGACGCCCGCCGATGTGTCGATCACCCAAATCGGATTACCCATCAAGGTCATGACGTCGAGGGCGAACGAAACCAGCTTGTTGAAAGTCTGTTGGGGACCGGATAACTGCTCAACTTCGGAAATCCCCCAAAAAGATCGGGGGTCGACATAGTTTTTCCAAGTGGCGAATGGGATCTTGAGGTCGTCGAACGGCAATTCATCGTCATGAAGCAGGACGTTGCCAACCATGCAGATTTTGCGTCCGCGGGGATATTTCAACTTAAATTGCTGCTCGCCGTTTTCCCCTTCGATTTTCTCACCTTCCCATGATCCGTCGGGGTTGATGAATTCCGGGGTCATGTAAATTTCTACGTAAAGTGCGGTATCGTCCTTTTGCCATCCGTCAGGCTTTGATTCCCAATCGACCTTGATATGGCCATCCAGAGGGTGCCGCAAGGTTGTTTCACCGTTGGCTGCTTTTTGTTGTTTTACGAAATTGTCGCAGTCAGGCTTGATAAAGGACGCCTTGTCGGGGTACCGGGCCTTAATCCAAGATGTGGGCTTAGGTTCGGCGTAGACAAAATAGGTGGCCGTGTCAGGGTCTTTGGCCTCGGGATCGGGAAAACAATAAAGGGGATCTTTTGTCCCCAAAGTTGTCGCGCCCACGCCTTTTAGCTTTTCCTGATCAAAGCCAATGTAAGCAACCCCGGTTCCATGGATATACCCGTCGAGGATCATTTCGGATATTTCCATCAGCCAATTGAATTTATCCCAATCGGCCACAAATAGCTCGTCAACCAGGTCGGCAAATTCACGATCTTGGGGCTCTTGCGGCAAAAAGTTGACCCGGGGGTTGCCGTCGGTCAGGAGGGGGCTCAGGGATTGGATATTTTGAAAAACAAAGTTGATAACCTCAGAATGTCGATAGGATGGGCGCTTTTCCTGCCACTGATCGCCGCGGAACATCCGGTAATATTGAAGCCAGCGGGTGTCGTAATTTGACCGGGCCTTTTTTGCGATTCTTAATAGACGGTGGCCAAGTTTGACGGCTTTTTCTTCTTCTGGCGTTGGTTTATAGTCCGCCGAACTGGCTGCCTCGACTGGCTGGTCTTTAACCCGGGGCTCATGTTCCGTTTGGATTGCCATCTTTAAACCTCATTCCATCGGCGGGCGCATTTTTCTTCGATTTGCTTTTCGCTGGATGCGTGAAGCTTGTTCGGATCCTCATTGCCTATTTCTTCGACACCGTATTTTCGCATGAGTTCCTTTTTGTGTCGATTACTCTTAACAATTTGGCCAAAGGCGGGGGAATATTCAGCCTTGTTCCAATCGTCTGCGCCGTAAAAATGGAAAGTCCGGGCGATGGTTCGCTTTGTGTCCGCTGATTTACAACTTGCGCAGTTCTCTGGGTTGTCAATTTCTGCAATTCTTTTCGTAACCTCAAATTCATGACCGCACGCAATGCAGATATAGGGGTAGATCAAGCGCTAAACCTCTCGGAAAACTGGTCTCCTCGACCGATTCTTCTTCTCTTTTGTGCTCTGCGGATTGGATCGCTGGTTTCTCCCGGGATTATAACCGAGCGTCTCGGCCCGTCAACCATGCATTCCATAATCGTTATATATCGGTTGGTGTCCATGGCGTGGTCATTAACTTTGACCGGGTTCTTTTCCTTAATGTCTTTGTCTACCTTCATTTCGTCGGGGGCCGGGTAATGGTAGCTTTCGTACTCATCGACCGTGTGGGGGCTGGTCCCCGCGAAGATCTTATACCGCCCGGATTTGATCAACTGATAATGGCGGTCGATCCCCGCCTCAATGGTGTTATCAGCCGCCATAGCCCTAAGCCCTGCTTTGTTGAGCTCAAGAATTAAGGCGATGGCCGAGGGGTCGCACCAGAAATATTCGATGCCCCATATTTTCGCCTTGGCCTTGGCGATGTCGACCATTTCGGTAATTCTTAAGCCGCTCTTATAATGCTCTGACACCTGGTAATGCTCGCCGTTGGGCAGGATGGCTCTGACGGTCAGGACAAATGGGTTGGTGGTACCGAAGTCAATGCCCCCCACAAACCTGGTCCGCTCTGGGAGAGTAAACGGCGCAACCAGGCAGTCGTCATTCCAGCAGTCATAGACAAGGCCGTCCATTTTGTCGAATTCCCCACCGAACATCATCTTGAACCGACGGGGGTCCATGGTGCGCTTGCGTTTTTCGTATGCGTGTCGATTAAAATATAGGTTTTCGAGGCTGGTGGCTTGAAATATCCGGGCTTCTGGTAATGCCGATGGGTCGCGGCGCTTTGGCTTAATGAGATCTTTCCACACCCAATTCAAGGAATAGGGCGAGGTAACAAGGAATATGGGGGCGTCAAGAAACCCCGCCCGACCTTGGATGTTTTCCCAGAAATAAAGGCTGTAAAGCCCAGCCTCATCCCCCAGGATCGCTCGGACGTTTGTCATACCAACTATGGAATCGGGTTTAGTGCCGGTACGAAACCATACCTTGCCCCCATTGTAAATCTGAAAATACATGTCCCCGGGATGGAATTTCCCCAGGCCTTCCATAGCCCGGAGAAATGGGGGGAGGGTTGATTGTTGCAGAATCGGGTAGGTTGGACTTGTAATGATGAAATTATCATCAGGTGAGCGATACTTATGGCACTGCATTTTCAGCCAGAGCGATCCGACTGTTGTTTTCCCCCACTGGATCCCGGTGGCACACAGGACAAGCTTGACCTCGGGATTATCCTCGGTAGCAAAAAGAGCTTCTTCCTGCTTTGTCGAATGGGGGGTAAATAGCATCAGGCTCCGAAGTGTTCGGTTGTTAAAAACTCGCCGTCAGCAAGTTCCCTTGCCTTCATTATAAGACTGTCATTGATATCTGAGTCAAGGGGTTGGACCTTGTTATACACTTTTTGCCGACTGCGGACGACTTTAACCTCCCCATCGATGTTGGCAAAGCCTCGCTTATGATCCTCGACAAACTCAATATCACCATAGTCCACCGAGTAAACGTAATCACCCGCCTCAATCTTAGTGACCATGGCCATAAATATATCTGACGGCACGCTATGGGGCCAGTCCGGGGAGGTTCGCTGGGCGCTCGATGGGCGAAAGTGCTTTTCCACGTAATCTATGCCGTAGAGGGCTGCGTTGACGGCCAACTCCTCATCCTCGGTATGGTCTGACAGCCCGATCTTAAGGTAGGGGAACTGCTGTTTGAGAATTAGAATATTCGTCAGGTCATATTGGGTTTTGTCAGCCGGATAGCATGGGATGCAATATAGCAACCCGTCGCCGTCGACAGCCCCCAACTTGTTCGCTTTCACGATCCGCTCAATCTCATCAATACCGGATCCTCCCGTTGAAATGATGCGGGGTATTTTGCGCGGGAAATTGAACACCATATTGTTTTCAGCCGAGGCCACCTTGTAAAAATCGACGTGACGGGAAACGAGGTCAACCCCCTCCTGGGAAAAGGCAGAAATACCGAACATCAACCCCTCATCCTGGGCCGCTTGCCGCAGCTTAGGGATCCATGCCCCGTTCAGCAGCCGGTCGCTACTGCCCCGGCCATATAGCTCGACCTCATTGAAAAACTGGAACTTGACGGCATCGGCCCCAGCCTGCGCTGCCTCGGTAATTGCGAGTAAGGCTGAGCTGAAGGAATCGATGTTGCTGCCGATTTCGGCAATAAAAATAGGCCTTTTCATTGACTAAACTCCAAATAATAATTTCTGATGGTAATTATTTACCTTAGAAAAAGGTTTAAATAAATAGGTGTTTTACCTTATTGTTTCATGGGTTTATAAGGTAGCCTAAAGTTTTAATAGAAAAAGCCGACAAGTGTTTTATCGAAGCAATCAAGCTTCGGGAAAACATGAGAGGCCGAACAAATGAAAACCCTGAAAAGCCAGGAAGCCATCGAAAAAGCCCAAGCCCTCCAGCAAGCCATTCAGTACCGCAAGGCCATGGAAAAGAACGAAAAAGAGCTCAAGGACTGGTTTATGACCGCCTTGGCTGGGGAAAATTCCGCGAAAGTCGGGGATATCCTAATTGTCATCACCGACGCCCAAACCACCACCATCGACAGAAAGGCCCTTGCCGCCGACCAGGGCGACGAATTCGTAGCGGCCTATACCAAGGTGACCCCCTACCGCAAATTGGAGGTTAAAAAGGCATGAGGAAGGTTTGCCGGGTGTGTGGAGCCACCTTTACGGCCCTGCCCCCTGATGCCGTCGAAAACGCCATTGGCTGGTGGTTCAACTGCCACTGTAATTCAACCCTTTTAGTTCGGAGGACTTATGAAAGTTTGGTTGCCAATATTGATGCTAGCTGGGTGCGGTTCCACAAAGTCGGAATGGCGGGCCGCAACGGTCGAAGGTTTTTCCCTTACCTCGGACCACATAGCCTGCGACGCCACGGGGGTCGATTCTTACAGTGTGACCGCCAATTTCGCGGTTGGGGCTGACACTGATCGCCAATTGGAATGGAACAAGCTGGGGGCAATAGGACCGGCGGACAATCCCCCCGCGGATTGCGCTAACGGGGAAGTGACGGATAATGAAACCGCGCTGGGACCGATTACCTTTTACGATTTACAGCCCGGGGAATACGTGGTGGCGGTTTGTGTCGCCGACCAGTCTAAGGGGGTTGTATCGGGCCACCAGACGAAAACCATCAAACTGAAGGAAACCGCTGAATGCCGTATCGAGGCTGAAACGCTTGAACAGGAGAGATTGGACGGCATTGAGGATGAACCGCTTTAGTCATCGGCATCATCGTCATCCGTCCATTTAGATCCAAGGGCAATTTCCTCGCCGTTGGATCTTTTAATTATTGTGGGCTCGGGTAGGGAGTGCTGGATTTTCTCAGTCACCTTGCCGATTGACCGGTTGAATATGAAATCAAGCGAGTTAAAATCGCCTTTGTCTAAAGCTTTTTGATAAATCGCCCCGATAACCCTTTCGATCATCGGTGTGTCGGCTTGCATTAAGTGGATAGCAAGATCAGCCGATGACATTTCACTGAAAGCAGAAATGATCCGTTCGACTTTGGCTTGGGTCAGTTTATCACCCTTCAAATGCTCGGGAATTTTAGGGCGACCGTTTGGGTTTAAAACCTGCCCCTTTTTAATATCTCTACCGCCGGACTTATAACCTTTTGCCATTGTTATATCGCCTTATTGTCGTTTTTAATTATTTGAAGTCATTATTTAAATATTTAAAGACATGGACTTGATATGCCCGCTGAGAATGGACTGAAGGCATAAATCAGCGTCATCAATATAAATTGGCGCGGGACTTCTCCCTTTCAGCGTCATGAGATGTTGGATGCTCATAATATTGTCGTACTGGTATTCCTTTCGAAGTTCCATCGCCCGATTCTCGCTGAAGGTGATAACAAGGCCCCAATTCGCCTTAGCTTGATTCATAATTGTGGCAGTTTTGCCCATTTGATTGGATGCTATTATTTTCCGCATTTTACCACCTCATACTTCCTCTCAAAAGTTTCCTCATCGCACGGATAGATATCGTCCGGTCCGTTGTAAATGAGCCAGTCGGTATCATGCGAAAATTGTATCCATGTGCCATGTTTCGCATTGAATACTTGAGGCAATATCCGTGGGTGATGCGTCAGTATTACTTGATTATCACGCATCAATATATATACCCACCCCGGAATCGGCTCCCCGCACCCTTCGCGCCATGCCTCAATCTCAACGGGCTTTGATTTGAATCTCATTTCTTCCCCTTCTTTTTATAACTGCAGTGGCATTCACCCAGAGGATCAAAATGAAGCGCAATATATCCGCCACTAAAATAGTCCTTCTTCCCGCAAGTAGCGCAATATACCTTAAACTCATTACCCCAATTCATCTTATGATGGGCGGTTGATGGAACCCGCCATTCTGGGTGAGAGCATAATTTGCGGGAAAGCCATTCACGGAGATTCATCCCTCTGTTTCCTTTACTAATGCTTCGCTTTCTTTCCATTTATAAAGTCCGTCTTTGATCAAAAGTCGATATATATCCAAAGCCTGCTCCGGCGAATCGGCTTCAATAATCAACTCGATTTTTGTGGATACTTTGTATTTCATCCCTACCCCCTTTAAAAGCCCCGCCGTCCCGACTTGAACGGGCATCTTGTTTGAGTTTTAATCCTGTCAATATACCGTGCGTTATGGCCACTCAGCACGATCCTCAAACCTGTTCTACCGTTTGAACTACAACGGGATATTAAGTGCCGTCTTTCCGGCTGTCATCTGTTTACCGTTCCGCAGAAAAGCTGGTTTAGTTATCGACTTTCCTTCGCCCAGCGCCAGCCATTTATTTGCTCGAAGACAGGTCATTCCGTCACTGGTTCTCAAGGCTATAGCGACCAACCATAGCGCGGCAATTCAAAATTATTCCGGCACCATAAAATCTGATTTAGCCATCGCCATAGCCAGAGCCAGAGCCAGAGCCAGAGCCAGAGCCATAGCCAGAGCCATCGCCATCGCCAGAGCCATAGCCAGAGCCATCGCCATCGCCAGAGCCATAGCCATAGCCATCGCCATCGCCATAGCCATAGCCATCGCCATCGCCATCGCCATAGCCATAGCCAGAGCCAGAGCCAGAGCCAGAGCCACAATTTACTTCGTCCATACAGGAACCCCCTCAATCGATTTCCGTGCCGCATCAGTCACATCGAGAATCTCAATCGCTTGCAATAACTCGACCCGATCGACCATACATGGAAATTTGCAATTGCTAGGGTCCTTGGTTCCCTCCATTGCAAGCTGACTCAAGCTAGCCGCACCAGACCAATACCAAATACGCCGCGCTTTTCTTAACACAACCTCTTGACCGTTTCGTGATTCTAACTCGCCTGCAAACACACCCGCTGAAAACGTCCGCACAAGCACATACTTCATAAATTCCCTTTCATAATTATTCCGGCACCATAAAATCTCTGGTTTCGATTTCGATAAGCGTAAGGCCGCTAACATAATCCCTTACCAACTCTTCAGATATACACCATCCCGTGTGGTTGATGAACCTGTCAACTGACATATAATAAGCCCGGTAAAAAGTCTTTTTCACCTTCTTTGGTTCTGGCTTTTCTATTCGGAATGTTCGAGAAGGAATGAAAAATGTACGAGCATTAAGCCATTCACCCATCGAGTCTTCAAATTCTATAGAGCCGTGTGCTATGCGAAACTCTTCACGAGCGGTGTTCCCCTCACCCGTTACAGCATACCCATCCATCATGGCCTGCACCGCTTCCGCGTGTGTTAGATTTTCGGTTTTCATTTCTTTCCCCCTTTATCGAAATGACTTGAAAGAAACGCAAAAACCTTTTTAGCCGTCACCCAGTCCATGGTTCTCATTGAGCAGTCAAACGATATTTTTCTGCTAGGGATACATATATTTACCGCCGCATCCCCGAACATCTTTGTTTTAGTTAAAAACTTAAGTGATGATTTATCCGGTAGCTGGCCATCAATTAAAAACCATGGCACAGTTTCCCCACATTCAGTTTTATAGTAAGGTTCGTTATGGCGTGTAAAAGATACCGAAACAACTCGGTAATTTCTATCAAGCAAATGCTGCCATTGATAAAAAGAAATTTGCAAAGCTGGCTCCGACTTTTTTTCCCCGATATAATATCCATTTTTATTGCTGCGAAAGCCTTCATCGAGTAACTGTTTTTGTGTTTTTGTTTTGATCATTTCTCTTCCCCAAACGTGTCTAAGATCCAGTGGGCGAATTTTAGTACTGTGTCAGGAGCCATNGGCGCACCATAAGAAACCTCCAAATAACCTGAATCCATAACTCTCGCCACTAAATCTCCACTAGAGGAAACACGTACAACTGGACGTTCTAGTGCTTTAAAATCTTTGATAGCTTTCGCATACTCACTCGCTTTGCTCATTTCACTAACTCCCAGATTATCCAGTAATGTGTTAAATGATGGACCATTTGATCCTGACCTAACGCCCACCAAAAATATTTATTGTCCGGCTTCCATCGCCCTAAAATGTTAGGCGATGCTTTAACTCTATCCTGTAAAAAATGCATAATAAAATCGGCTACGGGCAAGAACCAAACTTCTATGGAAGGCTTAAACCAAAAACAAATAGCCGCCGTAAAAAAGGCATGAACCAAAGAATGAGCGGCTAATGGTGCTACCCACTCCCAACCGCTCTTAAACTTGCCAAGCATGTATCGTCCCTGTAAGGGAAAATCGGCTAGAAAGTGCTTGATTTGAAACAACACTAAAAGAATAAATACTTCGATCATTTCAAACACCCCACCCGTTTCGCAGAATCATAGAGCCAATTAACAGCCTCTTGGAATGTATCAAATTTGCCGACAAGAAATGCACGATCATACGCAAGCGTTGCCGCAAGCATAGGATCATCGAATTGATTCTTAGCTATTTTACAACTAAAGGTTACATCCTGAGCGAACAAAGCCTTAAGACGTTCCTCTATAGTTAGCCCGTCTGTCTTTTCAAAGCACCTTTTCTCACACATATACACGTCACCCATCGGCGAACGGGTTCTAATAAGATTCGCGCCGCAGTCTGTGCAATTAGCCATTTTTCACCAACCCCTTAATCACTTCCATGCTCTCCTCTATAACCCGAAGGCCGCGTTCGATTTGAAGTTGATGATTCGTTGAATGTTCGTTCATCTTAAGGTAACCGTCTCCCACTTTCTTCCATTCGGCTTTAAGTTCACTGTCTATCCTAGTCAGTTCGGAGTTCACATGCTCACAGTTTTCTTTATTTAATCGACTGATTTCATCATTCATTGCCTTGATAAATCTATTGCGCCAAGCTTCAATTAGCTCCGCTTGCGAATGAATCATTTCCTGGGTTAAGGTTAACTTTTGTTCTAAATCACTCACCTTCACATTGACACGAACTATTTTCAGATAGCTGTACGTGCAACCCCAAATGAGCATTGTGGTGCCAATAACTAAAACCAACTCTAAGTTACTCATTCCCACCGCCGTGTGAAAAACTCACAACCAAGATAAGCCACCGCCTTGCCCGCATACATACCCGGGCTTATCAGTGAGGCTATATTCCTTGGCTTAAATATATCCTCCCGTATGCCCTTGCATGTTTTATTACCATTTTCATAAGCATCGCCAGAAACACCTATCCCGATCAAGAATGCGGTGGCCTGGCAAAATAAAAATATAGGCAAAATAATTGAAACAATATCTTTCATTTCCTGCCCTCATCCGTTGCGCATAAGTCCCGGACTGTGAGGGAGGACATAGCTACGCCTTGCTCTAAAAACTCCCGAAGCAGCATCTTCTTATGCTCGGCGCAAGTCGGCATACTCAACCAAGACCACCCCTCTATTCTTACGGTTGCAGGCTCATCACAAAGGATACACCGGACCTCGGGCTTAGGCGGGCGACCCATCGCTCGTATCATCCGGACCAGGTCGGCTCGACAGTAAAGCGATTCATCGTCAAGTCCGTCGTTTTCCGGTGTTAGCTCGTAGCCGCATTTAGGGCATTTCATTCTTTCACCTCAAGGAATTCCTGCCAATCTTTTAAGTAAAATCGTTCTTTTCTATTCTCTATCTTTACTCTGAGTGCTTCTAGTTCTTCCGGTGTCGTCAATCCGGCGCGGATCAAAATGCACCCAATGATATAATTAATGTTAACTTGACTCATTTTCCCGCTCCTTATACCGCTTAATAAAAGTCTCAGCTAAATCGATTGCCCGGTTAGCCGCCTCCGAGTAATCCATGGTGTTATGAATGTCTTTGAATATCATAGCCGCGGTATCAATTTTTTTGTGCTTGAGGCTAACTTCAACATTACCACCCACGATTTCTGTAACGGCGTCCCTAATTCTTTTTAGACGCTCAACTTCCCCGTCGATAAATCTCTGCTCAAAATCTCGCGCTTTATTGAAATTTCTCTCATTAATTTCATCAGCCTTTTTCTGCCAACTCGTAAACTGGCTTCTGTGAGCGCTCCAGTTTGCTTGGTTGATTTCCTCAAACCTTTTTAAAAACTTTGACAACAACCAGTTTTCCAAAAACTCCATTTATTTTTCTCCAAATAAAAAAGGCACAGAGCCAATCCCTGGCATCCATGCCTTTAATTCATCCGCACATCATTTGCGGCGTTTTTTTATGCCTTCAATTTCAAGAAAACGCAACCGAGATTCATGGTCGCGCTGGTTTTCTTTGACCTGTTTTAGACTCTCGTTAAACGAAACAAGTTCGTAACGAATTTGCCGAATGTCCTCCGCGGTTTGCTGAACGAATTTTGCGACATAACCCCCAATTCCGATGGCCACGGTCAACAGCGCGTTGCGCGATTTGACGCCGGTGGCCGCCTGGATAATCTGGGTGATGGGATCGCTCTGCCCTTTTGGTTGGTTATCAAGTGCCACGCTTTTTCCCGCAATGCTTGCAGACTTCGATCGCTATGGTGTTATTTAGTAGGTAAACGTAACCATCATGCTGGAACCGATGGCCACAGGTCCTCTGCTTCAGCAGCTTCCAAAAAAAGTCGACAATCGTCGACAGAGCAGGCAATGAAGGCAATGCCGCCGGATGCTCTAAATTTGTCGAGAAATGCCACCTGGAATTCATTTGGTTTTCCTTTTCTTGTTTTAACTTCGATGGCCAGGGGACGCCCTTGATATATCCCCAATATGTCAGCCACCCCTTTTAACGCACCTGCCCCTGTGAGAGAGCGAAATACCTTTTTCCGCGGGTCATATACCCCGGTTGTGTGATTGCGCCAACAGAATACTTTTTTAGCTAAAAGATATTCTAAGATAGCTCTTTGAATGTCTGATTCCTTCTCAGTCTTCAGCTTCAGGAGCGTCGGATTTTTTTGCTTTGTCAAGTTTTTCACTATGAAAGCCCGATTCATAATCAATATTTGTGTTATTTTTGCATATGCACGATTTTTTGTCACCTAATAGCGTTTTGCCAGCCGCCCCGAGGCCGCCATATTGCTTGCAAGCGTTGGTGCAAAATTCAAATTGGGACGGCGATAGGTAAGTATCCGGCATCAGTGATGCGCAGCCAGTTAAAAACAAACAGAAAACAACTCTCATTTCTTTAAAACTCCAAGTCTTGCGAGAAACAATTTTTCATGCCAATCCTGAGCGTCCTTTCGAACCTCGAAATTAAAATCCCGGTAATCCCCCAAGTGGCCGAAAAACTGATGGCATGTGACACCATATTTTTTAGCTTCGCAAAGGGTCATCAAGTTAGATTCCCTAAGTTCGAGGGATGGGTCAACATGAAATGGGATAACATGGTGGACCTCAATTTTCTTGTTGCCACCACACATCGCGCACGTCGGGTGCTTTTTCAAATAGGCCTTACGGACCGTCGGCCACTGCTTTGATCGCTTCATGCCACTCGGAACCCTGTTTTGCAGCCGATCCTTAATTTTCGACAAAAGGCCCATATTTTTCGTTGCTCCTGTGATAGGTTTTCGGGCCGTTTATCGGCTCGAAGTTTGCGCGAAACCAGTCATCTGCAACTATTATACATCGGGTTGATAGGGGGCAGGGGTCCATAAGCGCCCAAGTCCCATCGGAAAGCCTTTCGGCCTCCCAATATTGGAATTTTGCTTTGAAAATGGTGGGATTTTTATTATCCCTCACTGATCAAGCCGATCAACAAAAAGGCGCATTTCATCAATGATAATTGGAGTTAACTCAATCAGTTTGGTCAGATTTATCACGCCGCCATCAGTCAAAAGCGGGGATAACTGAGCCCTGAGAATTTCCGACTGCTCGATACGTCGTTTGCATTCCTCTACCGGCAGAATCACCCGGGCGCAAAACTTGTTGATGTCAGCGTCGATCCTGAGGTCATCTGTGACCACGTTAATGGGGTCATCCTCGACAAGGCTCACGCCAATTTCGCCCCATTTTTTCGAGACTTTGTTGTTGTCGTTTTTGAAGACCGTTTCATTGATGTCGTTTGTTTTAAAAAATATCTCGACCAACTCCCGGTCGCGGGCATCGAGCGCCCCAACTGTTACGCCGTTCCGCCCGGGGCCGCCTGGTTTGTCGCTGCCGCATTTGATGACGTGACCGAATTCGTTATAGCATTTGTTGGGGTCCCGCTGGTTTTCGCAGGTAATGCCGTTACCCCAACGGTCCCGACATACCCCGGGCTGGTCCACTGGAGTCACGACAACCGGATCGGGGCATTTTATCTCGCGGCGGTAATCGTCGTAGCATTTGTTGGGGTCCACCGTCACTTCGCAGGACCGCCCAATGCAAATCGGTTTTCGTCCGGTGCCTGCCGGTGCGAATGCAGTTTCTAAGCTTTGGGCCTTAAGAAAAGAAAACCCCGCACTATTCCTGACCGCGTCTTTTGCAGCTATAATCCCTTCATTATGGCACCGGGAACACTCACGGGCATTCCTGACGGTGGGGTCAAGTCTTTTGCCAGCCGCTTTAGTGTTGACCACAACGTCAAGGGGGGCAAAATCCTGCCGCACACCCTGATTATTGAACAAAGCGTAAACAAAAAACCCGTTTTTCTGCTGGCATATCCATTCGCTAGCCGAGGAAAAAAAAACTCGCTGGCTGCCGGTTTGGGGTGTTAGGGGAAATAGGGTCACATCGGTGGCCGGGTTATTTAGGTCATTGACTGAGTTGTCGTAAGTCACCCAACAAAAACCCTCATCCCCCTCCAGCCGCTCAATTAGGCGATCCTTGTCCTCCGGGGAAATTTCCGATTGTTGAACCCCGATAAGGTGTGCCTCGAATTCGTCGTAGTTTTCCTGATGGTCGACTTCCACTAGGTTTAAAAAGCCGTTCAGATTATTGGGGATGCGCTTTAGCTTCGAGTAAACCGGATCCGAATGGGACACGTTCAAAAAATTGTCAAGATGGATCCAAGGCCGTCGCGCCCCGGTCAGGGCCTTGATAGTTTCCCCCTTGGTGGTTTTGCTTTCGAATTTGAAGGGGTCGGCGTTTACCACCACCTCCCAGTCGTCTTTTGTCAAGTCGAGGTCGCCTAATTCAAGCGCGTAAACCCCGCCCCCAATGGCGATGGGGGAAAACAGCTCGCGGTCGTTTGAGATTTGATTGAGGCCTTTACCGGCAGCCCCGGCCACGGCCTTTATCGGAACTTCAGTGGCGGCATTATTAATGTGGTTGGTACCAATTAAAAACCGGGTGTTCACCCGGCCATCTTTGTCCTGCTGCTCCAAAAATTGAAGCATTATCGTTTCGATGTCATCGAAGGTAAAGTACCCACCCTCCCCCGATCCGGTGCCGTTGCAGGTTTTTCTAAATCCTTCGTTAACCCAAGTTTGAAAAGCTTGCTTGTCGGTTTCGTTCAAAAACAGGCCGCTGTTTTGGGGGGGCATTACTGAGCCGCTGGCCCCAAAAATCCGCCTGATCCCGTTTTTACCGCCTTTTTCCACTGGCTGGAGGAAATTTACCGCCCCATCGTACTGAGCCATGGCGCTGTGGCACCCGGCGCAGTTTTTGTCCACCAAGGGCTTGATGGTTTTATCCCACGCCACTTGATTTTCGCATAGGTCGGGTTGAACTGGCCCGTCAGGGCCTCCATTTTCGATGATGGTGGTCTTTTCGGTCTTACCCCCACAGGATACCGCCCCCCAAACCATTAACACGCTCAGAATCGCTAAAATCGCCTTTCTCATAATTTGCCGCCCCTTTCGTATGCCTTGCGCCGCATCGTTAAAACTCCAGATTTGTGTTTGGGTCATTTTCGTTTCTTTTTTTCTTTTAGGCAATCCTTTTTCCCCCAGTTCCTTTTGTATGAATCTTCGAGCATCCTTATGCGCTTACTCAATTCCTTAGCCTCCTTTTTTGCATTTTGAATTTTAACCAAAACCTCCGACTTTTTCTGCTCATCAAGGACAATTAAGTCTTCGATGTATTTTCTTGCAAATACCACCCCCTGCGACCTTTGAAGTCGGTAGATTCGCGCCGACATCCCATAAGGAACCGCAATCAGATTTGAAATCTCGTTATTTGTCTTGACCCCATCAATATGGTGAACAATCCAACCCGACTTGATCGGGCCATATGCCTCCTCGTAAACAACTCGGTGCAAGTATTTTCCATCATCAAGCCAGTATCCGTTCTCCGCCATTCTGAGCATAGCTCTCCTTTTGACTGCTTTCCTGTCTCCCTACCGGAGGGAAGAAAAGCGCCCCGCGTGCATATGTGGCCTCAATTGAATCCCAGGGAATTGGGTTATCCTCTGCGTCTCAACAGAGGGTCCGGCTATAGGTGCGTCCGGCTCCATGAACAATGACAGGGTTCTTAGTGGCAAAGTCCGACAAAAACCACCGGAGTGTTTATCCTCCTAAACCGTCATCCCTAGAAAACTCTCTCGGGTGAAAAACAAGCTACCAGGGCAACCATAAAACAGAACGGTGTCGATGTCGGTCGTCGCTGCGACAGGTCTGGCATCCGGTAACTCGCTACGCCCCTTTCGGGTGATCAATGGACGATTTCCCATGCTGTAGCCTTTTGTTTGAAACCCAAAGGCAGTCAAACGGGTTACGACCTGAATTCTGAACCCAATCAATGTCGAAGTTACACTGGGGAACGGTTTTCAGTTGTATCGGGAAGTAAAATGCAGGATAAAGGGGAAAGCGGTTTTGCCGCCTTTGGTTTATCATTGTCGTGATACTCCATCGATAGCCGGGAGTCGCGTCCCGGCTTTTCTTTTTATGGCGGAAATTACTGATTTTGGAAACCTCATTTTTTTCTCTTTACCTTTTTCCGGGGGTAAGGCAAAACGGGGGTTCTTATTAATCGCCCCTTTTCGGAGGCCCCGAAAAATCGATGTAAGAAGAAAAAGCCCTTGAGTGAAGTCCGGGGCTTTTTTATTTGGAAAGAAAATTGCCCCGCCCCCAATCGAGGGAAGGGCTGAAGTTGTCTTAGAGGCCTACCGGTTATTATATCCCCAAAATGTCCACAGAGTTGGTTCTCTCAAAATTCTTAAAGAAATCGCGGGTGGCGGTCAGATCCATTCGGACCATAAAACTGGTTGTGGAAATATTCCCTTTGGAGTTGACCCCGATCACAGTCCGGGATCCCCGTTGAAACGCGGGCCCCCCGGAATCACCGAAGCAAAGGGCCGCCCCGTTCCGGGTAACAAAGTCAAAATTGGAAAATCCGATTACCCGGCTGACGCCCTGGCGCAGGATCCCATCATTGCCACCGCCCCCACCGGGCTGGGTGCAACCAAAACCGGTCAAATCGACAAGCTGAAGCGGTCTAACCGCACCCCCGATGGTAGCTGGGGGGATATTGATTGGGGCGGCTAGAAGACCCAAAGCGACGTCGTGGTCACGTCCAGGGAAAAGGGGGCTGCGGGTTACGGTCGCCCGATGGACCACCCCATTGGAGCGAAACGCCACAACTTGCCCGTTGTTTGCGCAGTGGGCTGCCGTGACGATGACTCGAGGCCCTACGATGGTAGCCGTGCAAGCCGAGCGGGTTGTCAGGTTAACGATCCGCACCACCTGAGGGATATTGACCGGGCTCCCATTGATCAGGTCCAAATCGCTGGAGGATTCTGGCGTCCCGCAGGCGAAAAATAGTAACGACGACAAAAGAAATAGAAAGCGCATATCACCCCCCTTCTGGTTTTTTATTCCGTTTCCAATTTTAACATAAAAAGGCGCTATAGTGCGATTTCACGCGCACAAAAGAAAAAGGGAACCTAAAAAAGGCTCCCTTCCTCACAGGGCACATGGTCGCTAAAAACCAAATGAACTGATGTTTTCGGTCAAAATGGCGGTTTAGTCAATTTGGTTTCTTCAAAACCCGGGTAACGCTGGACCTTAGCCCCCTTTAGCTCCGGCTCTGGGGCGGATGGCGCCGATACCTCGGGCTGCGTTGGCTCGGCCGGGGCCGTTTCGGGCTCTGCGTCGATTACAAGCGATTCGTCCTTAGCAACAGCCTTTTCCAGCCGGTCCTTAAGCGACTTTTTGGCCGTGATGGGGGTTGTGGGGCCGATCTCGCGATCAACCGTGAATTCCACGTCATCCCGATCGGCCATTTCCTCGCGGTTGTAAGCTGCAGCTAGCACGATGTCGGGAAATAGTGCCCGGACAACACGCCCTGAGGTGCGGGCCATCAGCATATCCCTTGGCCATTTTTGCCAGTTTTCCTTGCCGGCCAACCCCGCCAGTTTGGCCTCTTCGATGGTAAACTCAAAGGTTTGCACCGAATCCTTGGTTCGCCCTGCCTTGATGACGCATTTTTGCGGCGTGGATACCTCGACGTACCAATAGGCATCAGGAAACCGTGCGAATACCAGCGCCCGCTGAAGCCGAGCCGATATGCAGGGGCGACCTTGGACGATGGCGACCTCCCAAAAGGCAGTCATTGGTGGGATCCCTAGCTCCCTGGCGGCGAAAAGGATAATAACCCCCTTTTCCGCCGTATTGATGGTGCTAGGTAAGAATCCGGACTTAATAGCTATAGCTACCAAATTTTTAATATGCTCATATTCTTTTTCCCCAGGGAACTTAAACGCTAGGCTGTCGGTTTGCTCTACGATATCAGTCATTGCTTTCGTCCTTTTTTGTTGAGGCTGATTTCAGCCGAAAATTGACGGTTAATTTATCAGAAATCTTAGCCCAAGGCACCGTCAATCCTTTGTCTAACAAGGCTTTGATCGGCTCTTTCATCCATGAGTAAACGGTTTTGCTTTGGACCAGCTCGGGGAATTCGAGCGCATAGGACTGGGGGTCATATTCATCGTCAATCAACACAGCCCGGGATTTTCTCACCGAGGCTACGAAAAACTGCCCCTGAATCTTATCCATGCCATGGGCCGACATAACGAAGGCCATCCGGTCCAAAATCGATTGCCGTTGGTTTTTGAGCGCCTTAAGGTTTTCCCCCATTTTCTTTATGCGCTCATCAAGCCCCTTGGCTCGGTCGTCGATGTAATCGATAACGGCCTTATAGGCATCCACCTTGTCCTTGAGGTTTTCCCCAAGGGCTTCCATTTCAGCCAGGTCCAACTCTAAAACCCCGGCGTCCATGTGTTCCATTTCGCGCAAAATTTCCGATAACGTCTTCTTTTCCATGCTAACCTCCAAATAAAAAAGAAAGGGACAACCAAAGTCATCCCTTCCTAGGACTAGATAATTCCACTACGGAGCTGCCAATTTATGCCTGATTTGGCTCAAAAAATAAAGCCAATTCCTTTTTTCGCCGACTGACAAGGCCGTTACAAGTCACCTTGGTTTTAATGCCGTCTTTTAAAACGGTTATCTTGTTCCACATTTTCCACGCGGTCGTAATGGCAAGCCTATCCCATTCGGCTTTCGCCAGTTCTTTGCGGATGGTTGACTTTGTGAAGCCTTCCACTCCATTCCCAATATTATAAATCAATAGGATCAACGCGCACCATTGGCCCTCATTTAACCGAAGAGCTAAAGCTGGCTCAATTTTTTGGACGTATTTAACTATTTTTTGGACCCGCTTAAAAAGCTTCGCATCGGCATCCTTGACGGTGATCGTCGCCCCCTCGTAGCAACCCTCGGTCTCACCCCATCCGTAAGTCCATTTTCCAGCCGGGCATTTATAAGCGGTCGTTTTGCAAACGCCAGATTCCTCGATTTCCTTAATTTTATTTAAGACTTTTTCCGTTATCACGTTTGCGATACCTCCAATATCTAATAAAAAAACGACGGCCCAAGACCAATAGGTCCCAGGCCATCCTTAGCGCAGAAGCTGATATTACGAACCGGCGTTTTAGCTTCATTTTTTGAATTTGTAAACCAATTTCGCAAACGGTACGGCCGCCCGGAAAAGGGTTTCGATCGTGTCTTCAGAGTTCCAGTTGGTTAGCTTGAATTTTTCTTCAAACCACTGAATCAACTCGGCCTGATCTTGATTTGTCAGAGCTGAAAACGTGGCCGGGATATTTCCAAGGCCATCAACAGCCGGGCCAATAGTACTAATCACCGGGACAAAGTTTGTCACGTCCATGAAGTCCCAGCGGCCATCGGCGAGAGATTTTCCCGTCGCTTGGATCAGCGCCATCGCTAGGGTTAAAAGTTCTTTCACATCCTTCAAACGATCCTCAGCCATTTTCTTCCCTTTCATTTGCATAGGCCCAAGCGTCATCGTGATATTTGGGAGTTTTGCGGGTTTTTGGAATTTCTACCAATCGTCCGCGATTGATCTCATAACCGTCACTTACCATATTTATGGGTTCGCTTGGCGTTGTCAATAGGTCAGGGACGCGCTCAAGAAAAACCCAAAGCGCAATTGACTGAACGACTGCGCAGATGACCAAAGCCACAAAGATTCCTAAAAGGAGAATGTCCGTCACGGTGTTTCCTCCCGTCGGCACCAGTCTTTTTTTGCCCATTCTGATTCGAGGATTGACCAAATTTCGGAGGAAACCATTTTCCCAGCTTTGAAATAGCTTTCGCGCAACCGTCCCTCAAACTCAAAACCAAGTGCACCATAAAGCCCTGCTGCTGGATTTCCCATGATGGTCTCACCCCAAATGCGATTAAGCCCGAGGTTGGCGAAGCCGTGGCAAATTAGGGTCTGCAGTGCGGTTTTTCCGAGACCTTTGCCCATGTGACCGGGCTCGACGTAAATCGAAAACTCTGCCTTGCGGTTATGCTGATCAATATCAGTCAGGCCGCAAACGCCTACCGTTTTGTCCCCTGAAATTACCGAATACATGGAAATGGCTGGATCGCGGACGATCTTGTCATGCCAGGCGACTTGATTGCCCGGGGCGATAAGGTCGTATTGGCGGCACCATCGGCGGATCGTGTACTTGTTCCGCCAGCCCATAAGTTCGCGGCCCTGAAGGGGGTCGACTGGTCCGAGTTTGACGCCGAAGCCAAAGTCAATCATAATTTAAGAACCCCATTCTTTGTCTTTATAAATCGCGTCAATCACTGTTTTTTGAATTTCATTTAGGGCTTTGATCAGCGCCATGCATTGATCCTTTGTCAAAATGCCAAGGTTAACTCTGCCCGTTAACCGATCTTTTATCGTATACAAAGTGATCAAGCTTTTTATCTCATCGGTATCTAATGAATTAATCGAATCAATTGAGTCATCGATTTCTTCTTTAAACCTTTCATTGTCACTATATTGCGTAATTTCACTCATTTATAATTCTTTCGTTTTTCAAGATTTTTTGCATGATGCAAACAACATCATAGGCTGTGATTTTCTCGCCGATTCCATACCCTGTCAGTTCGCGACAAGCGTGATCGGCGCGCTTGTAAGTTTCATTCGCTGCCGCTTCGCCATCGGTTCTAGCTTTATGGGCGTCCTCAATTCTGCCTTTGACAAACTCGACAGCCGCGGCCAATCCGTTGATTTTTACCTCGTTTTCAACAACTTTTAACTCAGTCATTTTTTCTAACCCTTTCCGCAAACGGAGATTGTGGTAAATCGCCTCGTAAAGATATTTCAGATCGGTTAACCCTATGAACGATGTCACCGATGACGCTAATAACATGGTCGGTATCCCCTGGGTGAGCGTAGTTAAAAAACCACGAGGGGCCAAATAAAATTCCCGCCTCACAAGCTTCCTGGAAAAGCAGGGCTTTAGTCAATGGATCGCCTTCGAAAATCCCCCGTGTGGGGTATCCTTTTATCTTTACATTGATGGGAAATTCATTAAAGAAGTCGATAAATCTTTGACCGTGCTCCCAAAGGTCGGAAATCTTATGGCGGCGCATGAATTCTGCTGTTTTTAGCCACCCCAATAGGGCGCTGGTTTCAGCCGCAAAGGTACTGCTCACAAAATACCCAGGGTTGTCCATGATGTTTTTCTTGCCGCCCACAACTGACAGGGGGTATCCCCCGCCTAAAGCCTTTCCGAGGCAAACTATGTCAGGGCAAATTCCCCAATGTTTCGCTACCGAATGGCCATCGAAGCGCAAGCCGGTTATGACCTCATCGAAAATGAGGACCACGGCGTGCTTATCGCATTTTTCCCGAAGCCGCAAAAGCCATTCACGACGTCCCTGTCCCCAGTCTGCGATTACAGGCTCGACAATTATGGCTGCAGGTATCTCGCCGCTTTCCCAGCCATCCTCGAGTTTTTTAATCCATGGCCGCGGCCCCGGGATGCCTGCGGCGGGGGTTGTTAACGAAACGAAGTCATCGCTATGCCCGTGATAACCCTCTGACAGGATCAAGCTACGGCCGGTATGGGCCCGGGCAATTTTGATGGCCGCGGCGCAAGCCTGGGTGCCGGTCTTAAGAAATTTTAGCTTTTCGATAAAAGGGAAAAAGTCGATAACCTTTTCCGCCGCTTCTGCCTCGATTAGCGTGGGAAAGCTGGAATTGATGGCCGGGAGCTGCAGAATTTGCCCGGTCAGGTTTGCCCCAAGCCCGCAGATGTAATCGATATATGTCTGGCCGAGAGCATCGACCAGCTTGTTTCCCACTTGTTTTTGAAAAACTTTGGGATACACCCCGCCAATATGGGATCTTGGGTGTTTACTGTTTGTCAGGCATCCTTGCGCGATAACTTTTTGATATCGATTCCAATAATCAGACATAAAACTTAACTCCAAATAATAAAATACAAATTACAAACGCCAAATAAGCCGCTTTTTCATTCCATAAGCTGACTGCAGCTTTGTTTTCAGCGATTCCACCTGCCCCTTAACGCGCTCCAGGTCGCCCATTGTGTCGACTGACAGCTTAATTTGTGACCGATCGACAAAGCCTATGATATGGCCGATCTTAGCCCAACCCGGGGGCTGCTGCCTGAAAAGGATCGTCACATGCTCCCGCTGCTCTTTGGTTTTTGCGTTGTCGTTCAACCAAGACAGAGCTTCAATTGATAAAACTTCGCAATCCCAGCCGTCAATTTCTGTCCTGAATTTTTCATCAACATTCGAAACGTAATCAGCGTCATAATCTTTCGCACACTTGATATGCTTAACCACGACGAACGGGGGAAGTAAGGGGCAATCCCCGGTTAATCGCACCACAAAATCGTAGTCATCTGTTTGGGATGCCTCCCAAAAACGCGCCAAAACGTCATGCTCATCACCTTCAAAAACAGGTATTAGGTTCGAAAAGTGAGTCTTTAACGGATCGCCGTCAGGAACTAAAAGCATCACTCTGATATCGATCTGCTCACCTTTGGAGCGCCCCATATATTCCCGAACATTGAGCGCTGTATTTATCACATGCTCAACAACAGGCTTCCCGTCAAGTTCGGCCATTGATTTATTTGGGAACCGCTGGCTACTGCTCCTCGCTTGGATGCCAATCAGTACCTTTTTTGTTTTCATATTTCACCTTCGAGATACGAGTGAACTTTTCGATGGGAATTCGCGATGTATTCTAATTCCGCTTTCCAGTCGAAAGAATTAGGGATAAACGCTGCGTTCAAAAACCGCTTAATGTTTTCTATATACGCATAATCCATCATATCAGGGAAAACCGTTGATCCATTAATTTTGCAACCCCAAATAGGGCTTTTATTCGACAGCCTGATTATGCCTGAGCTCAGTCCAATGATGTTAATGCAGTCCCAAATAAGACCATCGGCGCCCGATTTGAAATAATCATATGACGTTACACCTTCTTTATTAAATTTCCCTAGGTGTCGATACTGATTAATCATCATCAATTTGAAGGGACTTGATCCGAATTTTGATACCAAAAGTTCGATCGCGGCTTTGCTTTTAGTGATTGGCTTTTCTGCTAACAAGGGGACGTCCGCGGCGGTTTCAAGATGGCCTAAAATCGTATCGTAATGGTTAAAGGTAGGGGTTGCGTCGATGACCGCCCCGAAATGGCCGTGGGCTGGCTTAGGGCCGCCCTGCTTAACGTCAAATCCGACCCACTTTACTTCGAGGAAATTAAGGATTGAGGCATAACGCTGCCCCATGTTCCCCAGGTGGCCTAGCAATAAAACTTCGCTCATGGATTGGCCTCCACCAATTTTCTGACAAGTGGCTCAAGCTTTAAAATTAATTCATCGTGAGTAAATCGCTCAGAAACAAGGCTTGATTTTAATGGGGTGAGATTTTCGTGCAACTTTTCCCCCACTCCGATACCAACAACCTCATAGTGCCAGTTTTTGACGCCTAGGATGGTCGCAATGGCCGACGCCACGTCCAAAACAGGGGCCGACCTATAGTCTGGGATGAATTCCCCGACGTAACCGCGCACCGTATCGATGCTATCGTGGGCCTTTACTTTTCCAATAAGGAATGACACGGCATCCTCAATATTGAGCCAAAATCTCGTCATTCTAGGGTCTGTGATTGCGACCCTAGCGGTTGATCTTAGGCTCTCGACAAAAATAGGGATAACCGAACCACGGCTACCCATGATGTTTCCCCATCGAAAGTGCATAAGCTTCATTTTGCTTTGACCGGCCACAAATTCTCGCAGGGACTTTTCAGCGATGGCCTTGGTCATGCCGTAAATATTAATCGGCAAAACAGCCTTATCAGTAGTGGAAAAAATGAACCTGTCAGTATAACCCGACCTAATGGCCGAGCGCATTACGTTAGCCGTACCCTCGACGTTAGTTCGGATAGCCTCCAGAGGCTGGTTTTCGCAAACGTCCACATGCTTCATTGCTGCAAAGTGGTAAACGTGATCGTAGTCGTGGCGCAGAAAAACATCGTCAACTGCCACTCTGTCGCGGATATCGCAAACAATAGTTTTGATGTTCGGGAACTGCTTCTTTAGTTGTTTTTGCTTGATCTCATCGCGGGAAATTACGGTGATTTTTGCAGATTTATAAGCCTGCCTGACAAATTCAGTTCCTAGCGTGCCGGTTCCACCGACAACTAAATAATCGTCCATGCCCTAAACTCCAAATAATTATCGCTTGTTGCGATACAGAAATAAATTTTCCGTGCTAATTGGTTCAATTCTAATAACTGCTGAACCTTTGGTCAAGTCATTGATAAACTGAGATAAATCCTCGGAAGGGTTTTTTTGAATGGCCTCAAGTTTTTCAAGGCGATCTTGGGCGCGGTCGCGCTCGCCCATCAAATTGACGATTTCGCGCTTGTAAAGAAAATTGCCCTTTAACTCGTGGATGTAAGCTAAAGCGAAAAAGAAGGATGAAATACCTAAAATAACAAAAGAAACTTCCATAAAATAAACTCCAAATAATTTAATACAGATCATGCCTCATTTCTTTCGATATTGTCACGCAATTCTGATAGCCGACATCGTTGTGGAGCTGCTATTAGTAGCGGATCCCGCACTAAATACCAAGGTCTCGTTGAGGTAATAAGTCGTAGTGGTTCCGACAATAATAACCCTGAAAATCTGTGGGTAATAGTCGGCGCCGCCAGGAAGCGCAAATCTTTTCTCATTTTGGTGCGCGGAACTGGATGACGATATAGATACCAAGAGTGCTGTTGATGTTAGCCCAGAGTTCGCGATAATTGGATCGCCGTAAACAAGCCAAATCCCGGCAGTCAATGAAATGCTGCATACATTTTTTAAAGTGTTAGTTGAAAAGGACGCCCCGCTATTCTGGATGGTGCCATTTATAATTTCGCCGACGTAACCAGCCGCAACGGAGTTGCCCGAGGAGTCTCCTTTGTAAAGGTTTGACCATACCATATAGGTTCCGTCGCTTGTCAGTAGTTGACCAGCGGTTCCTGCAGCTACCGGCAAATAGAGGGAAATATCCCCAGCCGTTGTTGGATGCGCCATCAATTTGGTTGTTAAAGCCCCGGCGCTCGACACGCCGAGATATAAAGCCCTAAGACCGATATCAGCCGAACCAACATCATAGGTCTGATTTGTCTTTGGTATGAGGTTTGAAGCTAGGGACGCGGTGACAGTCAAATCGTCTGATGTTGCGTTCCCGAGGTTAACGTTTCCATTGGCGGTTAACGTTCCCGCCAAAGTGCCCGCATTGATTGAAATATCCTTGGTCCCATCCGACAGGCCATTGATGATGTCGGTGAAGTTTTGGTTTACCTGGGTTGCATCGGCGGTTGTCCCGTTGGAAAACGTATAGGTAACTGAAGTATAGGCCATGATTTACCTCGCTGGCATGAATAGGGGTTTTTCAAAATTAGGCTGTGATTGACCTGGGACGAATAGTCGCGATGGTTCGGTCTGCTGCTGCAGAATGAATTTTTCGGTGGCTTTGACGCCGAGTTTATCGAAGAATTTTCCAGCCTTCGCAAACATGTCTTTTCCCATCATTGGATTTGATGCCATATCATATCCGATTGATTGCATAATGGCGCGGCCTTGATTCCAAAGGTTGTAAATCTTGGAATTGTCGAGAGCCGCGGCCGTCCCCGACGGGTTTTGGATCGACGGGATATTGTCCAAATATGTTCTTAGAGCCTGAAATTTCTTTTCTGGGGCGTCGCCTAATATCATGGCGCGGGATTCCTTTGGAATAGCCTTGAGAATCTTAACAAGCTTCGCCGGATCGACCTCGCCCTTAATGCTAGCCCGCTCTGCGATATCGGCTATTGCGCCTTCTCGCAGTTGTTTGAAAATGTCGGGATAAGACTTTTTAAAAAACTCGACACGCTCTGGATTTCCGATTTTCAGGATATCTTTAACCAGTGTTGCTTTATTGGTGTCCCGCATGAATTCTTCGATGGTCTGCATGGCGCCGCCAGCCATCCGGTCGCCGACATCGCCGCCGATCAGGCGCTTTGCGTCGCGCATACCTTCGGCGTAAAGCTTGTCTGCCGCAAATATGTCGCGCTCGACTTGCTTAAAGAATTCTTCGCTTTCTCCTTTTGCGTATTTAAGAATTGTATTAGTGCGAAGGTTTGTTAGCTCCTTATAGATATCCCCAAGGGCCTGCTTTGTTCGCTTGTTGGTTTCCTCGGACATCGCCGCGCCAATCTCGGTGCGAAGCTGCTTCAATTGATCAAGATTTTTTACCGCTGTTTCACCAGCGCCCTCACCGACGGCGATTTGCTTGAATTTGGCGATCAAGCCTTGGGCTTTTTCGTTAAACGGGTATTTATCCGCGACGTTTTCAAAAATATATTCGACCTCAGTCTTTTTCGGTCGCGCCATGCGAAAAACGCCGTCGTATTTCTCATAAATGTCGATGGCTGGTTGGATTCTTCCAGCTAATTGAGAACTTACGTTTTCCGCGACTTCCTGACCTATCTCATAAGAAGTTTTAGAAGACGCATCGGCGACGATTGTCTCGGCGGTTTTTTTCGCCGCTTTTTTGTTGGCCTCAATCGTCTTTCGCAGACCCATCCCGCCCAATGTCCCCTTGCGACGATATATATTTTCCTCAAGGGTGCTTACGAGGGGGCTATCAGTTAACATACCCGCGGTGGGGGTTGCCCCAATTTCCTTACTTGCTGCCTCGATGGCTTCGGTGCCAGCCTTCTTTTGAATGCCTGCGGCAGCTCCAGCCAAGCCAAGGCCCTTAGAAATACCTTTGAATGCGGCGGAAACTAAGCGCCCTCCAGCTTCTCCGAGACCGCCTAAGATACCTGATTCGACAATGGGTTGAGCGGCCATTTCATCCCTGACACCAGCGATTTTCGCAATGGTTTGCTTTCCAGCTTCATAAGCAGCACTAGCGCCAGCCGCTGCAGCAGGCCCAGCGACGATCGCGCCTGGTCCGGTTACTACCGTGGAAGTTCCTGCCATAGAGCTAAAAACAGCTTCGCCGATGTCAGAAATAACATCGGTCACATCCCATTTATCAAAACCGCTCGGGTCGATTTTCTTGAAATTGATGTCACCTGGTTGTTTTGCTTCGACTTCGCCGTCAATGATCCGCGTCTGGTAGCCCTTGCGCTTCAGATATTCAGCCTGAACCTCGGGTTCCTTGTCGATCAGGTTCTTAATTACTAACCGCTCATTGACTTTAACCCCTTGGACGTCAGCTGAAGGGGTAGCGTTTGCAATTTTGTCGAAAAGCATATTCTTAACGCGAACGGCCCGCATGTCTTGCTGGTTGTCGGCAGCCCATTTATAAGCCTGAATATCCTTGTCATCGACTCCAAGCTTGGTTTTTACCGCTTGGTATCGCTGATCGGCAGGATCGGCTCTGGTGGCCCATTCGAGCGCTAATTCGTCCTTGCTAGCCATCACATCCCCTTTAGATAAAGATCGATATCTTTGTCTGAAAATTGAGCGGGTGCGGCTTGCGCCTTATCCTCAAACGGCAGGCTAGGCGACCTTGGTTGACCCTTCAAAACCATCCCGTTTTTTCCTTTTTGGAAAAGCTGGTAAGCCTCTTGGTAAGTTGGATCAATAACCATCGAAGTGTCTTTGATGCCAAATTTTTTCGCGTCCTGCTCATATCGCTGATCGACTCGCTTTTGCAATTCAAGTTGGGCGGTCAAAAGAGATTTTGCCTCACGCATAAAATCTTGGCGTTGTTTTTGATCTAACATTTCCCCGGTCGTAACCATTTGGTTATATTTGTTCCAGACCCGTTGGGGGACGGTTCCGGTATTTTGTGCGTTGGCAAATTCACCCTCTCGCACGGTCGAGCCGGGATCGAGCATTTTCATATATTGGAAAATCATCGACATATCGCTCGCTCCGGAAGGCTGTTCCGAAGTTGCTGCGGCTTCGATTCCGGAATACGCCATCATTCTTTCGCGGGT